TGAGCAGTTCAAATTTGCCCGCCGCCTCGATGCGGAGTTTGGAGAGGGGACAGCGGAGACCATAGAGCAAATGAGCAACCAGACCCGCAAGTACAGCGCGGAAGAATTAGAGGCCCTCATCGAGGTGTACAATAGAAGACTTCGCAAGCTATGAAAACAGTGACTTCAGTATCGGGCGGGCAATCCTCTGCATACATCGCCGCCAACTATCGGTCGGATTATTATGTCTTCGCCTTAGTGTGCATCGAAGACAGGAACTGCACCCCAAAAGACAAGGGTTTGGTTCGGGAGGTGAGCGATCGCATCGGCAGGGAATTTATCGCCACGGCAGAAGACGACACGATTCTTCACACCATTCTGGACCTTGAACAGTACCTCTGCCAGCGGATTGATTGGGTGGTAGGAAAGCCATTCGACAACCTTAGAAAAAACAGCCTTCCCAATATCACTTGGAGGCATTGCACGGAGCTTATGAAAATTAAGCCCATGCACAAGTGGTGGAAGGAGACTATCGGCGAACCTGTAAAGATGCAGATAGGCTTTCGGGCAGGTGAGGAAAAGAGAGCCGCGCGAATGCTGGACGCATGCGATGAAAACGGACTTAGAGCATACGGTAAGACGCCGTGGCAGAAGCCGGTATTCCCGATGATAGACGACGGTATTCGGCGCGATCAAGTTGTTGAGTTTTGGCGGGGCAGTTTTGTGCGATTTGCACCGCAAAATAATTGCGTTGGGTGCTTTCACCGCAACCCGCTTGTGTTGCGGAAAATGTTTGATTTACACCCTGCCAAAATGCAGTGGTTTGCAGACATGGAAATCCGCAAGGGGGCTCAATGGAAGAGCGAAATTAGTTATGCGGACATAGCAAAACACAGGCCACAAGCGGAGATTGACTTCGAGGAGTGGGGCTGCGACTCTGGTCATTGCGGACTATGACCCTGCACCGATACCTCGAAAAGAACTACGGCGACCTGCGCCAAGCTGCCCACAGGATAGCGGGACGCGATGGCAACGACCTACTTCACGAGGTCATCTTGCAACTCTACCAAACCAAAGACGAAACCATCAACGGACTCCTCGACCGGGGACAGATGAAGTACTGGGTCTTGCGGGTCATGGTCAACAACTACAACTCCAAGACCTCCCGATACCATTACAAGTGGAGGAAGGACATCGAGCGACGCCGCAAGTTCAGCAAACAAATCGAAGGCTGGTGGGACGGGGATGGGGTAGCCGCCCACCGCGATCAACTCCTTTCCCATATCGAAGAACGCCTCGCCGATTTGCCATGGTTCGAGGCTGAGGTCTTCGCGATATATTTCGAAGAGGGACACACCTTGGACTCGTTCGCTGAGGCCACAGGCATCTCCCGCCATACACTATACACCACCATCAGACGTGTCAGAAAAGAACTCCAAGGGGCTGGGCGACAAGATAGCCAAGCTGACGAAAGCAACGGGGATAGATAAGCTCGTCCATGCTGTAGTAGAAGACTGCGGATGTGACGAAAGACAGAAGAAACTCAACGAGCTCTTTCCAGGTCGTGGCGTGGCCATGAGCGAGGAGGACGTCCCACTCTTCGAGGAGCTCTTGCCGGCCATAGAAAAGGGCAGACTCACCCGCCCGGAATCCAAGAAGATGTACGCCATCTACAACCGAACATTCAACGCCAACGCCAAGCCCTGCAATTGCACCGGGAAGAACCAGCGCATGGTGACCAAACTCCAACAAGCCTATGAGCATCGCTGTAAAATTTAAGACCTACACATACCCCGACGCGGTATCCAATAACGCCCAACGCGGCATCGACCTCAACGAGAAGAACGGCAACAAATGCGCCACCCAAACGGGAAAGGTCAGAGCGCAACAGTTGGCCCAAAAAAAGGCCGTGAGCTTTGAGACGGTTAAAAGAATGTACTCATATCTTTCTCGTGCGGAAGAGTATTATGACGAATCAGATTCGTCCGCTTGCGGGACTATTTCGTATCTTCTATGGGGAGGCAAAGCCGGACTGCGATGGTCCACCAGCGTCATGAGAAAAGAAGGCAAGCTATGAAGAAGAAAGTAATTGAGGCCAACGGGGTAAAATACCTCGTGACAGAGAAAGAAGGCCGCACGAAATCCGGAAGAAAGATTCGCTCCTGCAAGTGGGAGACATACCAAGAAGCCCCAAAGCTATTTTGAAGATACTCACCGCCGCCCAGCTTGACGGATACCAAAGGAGGAAGGACCGCACCGTGTCCGTGCGCTTCATCACCCAAGAGAAGACCAGCACCGAGGTAGCCGAGATAGATCAGATGGTGGACACCTTCGGCGTCCTGTACTTTCGAGGGGAGGACACCTTCAACCGCGATGAGGTAGAAGAACTCGACGCCATAGAGCTGGACCTATACGACGAACCCAAGAGCCAAAGCCAACGCCTGAGAAACGTCCTCTACAAAGTATGGCAGCAAGAGGAGCAGGGAGAGTTCAAAGAGTTCTACCGCCACGAGACAGAGCGCATCATCCAACACTATAAAAACAAGCTCGACCTATGACCCGCTACGACTACTCCACGAGGGCAGTATTTTTCGGATACATTGGAGCCATCCTCACCCTCTTAATTTGGGCCTATGTCTGACACGTACAAAGCCATCTTCGAATGCCCCGAAAACGAGGAGCGCGTGGTGTGGTATGTATCCAGCCGAAGACAGGCAGGATTGCAATTCACCCACCACAAGAACCGCACACGAGCAATCAAGCGATTCTATGACAAGACCGCATACACGGAGAGAGTAGAGAAGGTCTTCACCACAAAGTCCTCCCCAGGATACGACGTGAGCCCCTTTGGTTATGGGGCGTAAACCTTGACAGACATGGACGTACAAAAAAAAGCAATGATCCAAGCCTTAGAGAAGGCGTTGGGTATAGTCACTCAAGCGTGCAAGGTGGTGGGCATATCGAGGCAGACGCACTACAATTGGATGGCAGCCGATGAGGACTACAAGAGTGCAGTCGAAGACCTCGGAGACGTGGCCCTCGATTTCGCCGAGAGCAAACTTCACAAGCTCATCGATTCCGGCAACCCCGCCGCCACCATTTTCTACCTCAAGACCAAAGGCAAGAACCGGGGGTATGTAGAGAGGCAGGAGATAGCCGTAGCAGAAAAGAAGCCCCTCTCGTGGTTCACCGATGACAACGCGGACGTGAGTTGAGTTTGCATAATTGCAAAGAATGTTGTATCTTTGACGTATGAGCATAACACACGAATGGAGATCCTATGATGTCGCCCAAGATGATTGGGACACGCCAAGCAACACAGAAGAACTTCGGGAAGCTATAGAATCTGAAGGCATAGAGCTTTGGTTGAATCGTATTGATGGAGATTGGGTAAGCGACAAAGCGCAGGTACTTAAAGGAAAGCTCCCGGAGTACATGGAAGAAGAAGGATACAAAGTGCCGAGACGCTTTCACGATAGATTGCAACGCATTGCAGAGGCATGAAGTTCACCGGATAAAATCCGAGGAGTGCAAGCCGTGGCTTTTGGGTAGGCACTACGCCCGTCGTATGTGTTCAATTAGCTACGCCTTTGGCCTGTATGAGAACGGCAAGATGCAAGGGGTTTGCACCTTTGGTAAACCAGCTTCTCCGTGGCTTTGTGTTGGTGTCTGTGGGCCTCAGCATTCGGAAAGCGTTTATGAGCTGAATCGGTTGTGCGTCTCCGACCAGACCCCAAATATCCTGAGCTGGTTTGTCGCTGAATGTCTGCGAGAACTTCCGCCGATGATTGTGGTGAGCTACGCGGACACTGCACAAGGACATCATGGGTACATTTATCAAGCGACTAATTGGATCTATACGGGAGCAACTAAAGAACGCACCGACATCGGCACGGCAGACGGTAAGCATTCCCGCCACTACGAGACAGGGGAAAACCATCCTCGCCAACATCGCTCAAGTAAACACCGGTATGTTTATTTTGTTGGCTCGAAGACCCAGCGCAAGAAATGGCGCAAGGCTTTAAACTATCAAGAGCAACCATACCCGAAAGGCAAAAACCGCAGGTATGAAGAGTCGCCTATCTACTCGCAGGCGCAGCTATTTTGAAACAGCCCGCCACATACTACCATGTCAAAGGGTGTGACACCCGGATACAAATCCACCAAGGCGGGACGCGATCGGGCAAGACGTACTCCATCCTTCAGAGTATCGTGGAGCTGTGTTACAAGAACGAGAACGCCGGGGCAGTCATCACCATAGCCCGCAAGACATTTCCCGCGCTGAGGGCTACAGCCATGCGGGACTTCTTCGAGATACTGGAAAGAGAGGACGCATACAACCCGGACCTTCACAACAAGTCAGAGGCGAACTACGTCCTCTTTGGTAACCTGGTCGAGTTCATCAGCGTAGACCAGCCGCAAAAGGTCAGGGGCCGCAAGCGTTCCATCCTCTTCATCAACGAAGCCAACGAGCTCAGTTTGGAGGACTGGAGGCAGCTCCTACTGAGGACCACGAACAAGGTCATCATCGACTTCAACCCCTCGGATGAGTACCACTGGATTTACGAGGACGTCATCCCACGAGAGGACTCCAGCTTCTTCCGCACCACGTACAAGGACAATCCCTATCTGGACAAGGCCACCATCCAAGAGATAGAACGCCTCAAGGACGCCGACCCGAACTACTGGAGAATCTACGGACTGGGAGAGAGGGGAGTGAACCAGGCCGCCGTCTTCACATGGGAGGTGGGAGAGGTATCCGGGAAGCGCATCGGGACCGGCCTCGACTTCGGCTTCACCAATGACCCCACCGCAGTCATCGACGTCTACCAAGACGGCCACACGCTAATCCTTCACGAGAGGCTGTATTCAACCGGCCTCACGAATCCGGACATTGGGGAGGAGCTGGATAAGCTGGATTGTCAAACCATCATCGCAGACTCCGCCGAGCCTAAGAGTATCGAGGAGCTCTACAGGTTGGGCCACAATGTCAAGCCAGCACGGAAGGGACCGGACTCGATCCGTCAAGGCATCGACATCATGAGAAGGCACAAGCTCCTTGTGACGGCCGAGAGCACACACCTGCAAAAAGAGCTTCGGGCGTACCGATGGGAGCAGGACAAGAACGGGCGCAACCTGAACAGGCCCGTCGACAAAGACAACCACGGCATCGACGCGGTGCGCTACGTGTGTTTGAACTTGCTCACCACAAACCGAAGCGGCAAATATTTCATAGCGTGAAGAAGACCATCACTATCCCGGAGACGCTCTACGACATCACCATCTCCCAATACATGGAAGTCCGTGATATCCCGGACTCGAACGAGCTGGAGCAGGTAGTGCAGACCATATGCATCCTCTGCCACTTAGAGCGGGCCGAAGTGATGGCCATGGAGCAAGCCGACATCCAACACATCGGAGGTGTGATAGGGGGCATCTTGGACAAGTACGACGAAGACCACCCACTTGAAAGGACCATTGAACTGGATCAACGCTACGGCTTCCACCCTAACCTCTCACGGATTACGGTGGCCGAATTCGCAGACATCGAAACCTTGTGCGCGGACTCCCTCGACAAACACCTGCCCCAGGTCATGGGCATCTTGTACCGACCCATCGTTGAGGAGCATGGTGAATTTTACCGCATCGCAGACTACGACGGAGAGGACCGCTCGGAGTACTTCCAAGAGATGAAGATGGGCCACGCACTCGGTGCGGCCGCTTTTTTTTTGCGTACAGGAAACGCATTAGCGGTCGCTTTGCACAACTTTTCACAGGCGGTGAAGGATCCAAGCTATCCGAGAAATACGGATGGTTCGCCACGTTTGTCCATCTCGCAGGGGAGGACATTACTAAACTACCGCAGGTTGAAAGGACGCACCTCGAAACGGCCCTCGCTTGGTTGGCCTATGAACAAGACCGCGCCCTCCTCGAAAAACAAAAAATGAACCTATGAGAACCATTAACCAAATCATTGACGAGCTCGGAAGCGTCGCTCTATCCCACCGCTTCATCCGCTCCTTTAAGGAGGGCGAGATGTCAGAGGTAGACATTCAGAAGCTGGCCGGCGACAAGTACCCCATCTGTTACGCCGACATCAGCGGCGCAAGTATCGAGCGGGGGACGATGACCTACTCGCTTGATATCCTTGTGATGGACATGATCTTGCCCGGACAGACAGACGCTCAGGAGCAATACTCGGATACGCTCCGCACCCTCAACGATATCATCAGCCAATACGCCCAGGTCTTGAGCGCGCAGAGCGACGTGGATAGAGATGTGACGATTTCGCTTCCTGTGGACTGCGAACCTTTCACGGCTCGCTTCGACAATCTCCTCACGGGGTGGGTGGGTACGGTGCAGCTTGTGACATCCAACGAGCTCGACCTTTGCGCGGCCGCTTTCGCATGAAGACACACATAACGATTGACGGGACACGCGTCCCCATGACCAACTCCATGAGGGAGATGGGCAAGATGGGCAAGGAGGTAAGACGCCGCGCCCGCATATCCCTAAAGGCACGGGGCAAGGTGGTCACCGGCAACCTGTACAACTCCATCCGCTACGAGCAGAGCGTGAGCCGCAATGAAAAGAGCTTGGACCTACGCTTCAGCTTTAAGGGGGCCGATTACGCCGGATTTGTAGACGAGGGGGTACGGGGCGCCCTGTCCTCGGCCAAGGCCCCACGCTCGCCCTTTCGCTTTGGGTCGGGATCGGGTCCGTCGGGTCGGTTGCGTCCGGCTATCGATAAATGGGTCGTGAAGAAAGGCATTGCCCCACGCGGGGCTGGGGGTCAGTTTGCCAAGAGGAAGGGTATGGTGTTCGCCATCTCCCGCTCCATATATCAAACCGGCATCAAGCCCTCATATTTCTTCACGAACGCATACGACCGGACGCTGAAGAAATACAGCCCCAAATTGGAGAAGGCCGTGGCGGACGATATAGGCAACGCAATTACAACACTCTTGAACGATGGCGGCACAGTTTGAATTCTACCCCAACGCTACCGACTACCAATCGACAGCCGATCCGCTCATCATCCAGGTGAGGGAGACCGTAGCGGGGACATACTACAAGTATCGCTTCATCTTAGTGGTGAAGGTGGGCGGGGCTACCGTGGCCACACTAAAGACGCACCCACTGAGCTCCACCAATCTCTCGGCCGTCTTCGACATCGGGCGCATCTGCGACGACTACATCGGGCCGAACGTGGTCAACTCCAACTCCCCCGCTGCCAATGTCCTGACGTTGGGGCGGACCGGCTTCGACCCTACCGACGTCATCGGCACAAGCTACCAGCAACAGCCCGCCCGTGAGTTCACCTTGGAGCTGGGCCATGAGAACGCCGCAAGCGCAACAGGCGAACCCGTGGAATCGCTCAACGAAGACGACACCACCTTCTTTGCCTTCCGGGACGAGTTTATCAATGAGGGCGAAGGATACGCCCGTGGGGATGGACGCTTTCAAATGAACGCCCCCACAGACAACTTCATGAGCTCCGCGCCGAATCTTGGCGTCGACGCTGGCTTCGGTGCAACCTTTGGCAAAGTCCGGGAGCATCGCATCGGAACCGAGCAGGGGTACGTAATGGCTTACGGAGCTGAAGGCATGACGGCCACACACTTCATCGTCCGAGGGTACGAAGCTGACGGGACGACCATCGCCACAGCCATCATCGACATAGACGCCACAGGGGGACAGACGACACCCACCACAGACGCGGAAGCGGTGCAGTACTTCGGGTGCGGTCCGGCCAACTTAGAAGAACACGCAAGCGCGGCAGGGAATACCAACTTGACCACGCTCATCACCTCGTCCGACCTGGCCTATTATGAGCTGTACGCCTCCGCTTCGGCCAGCGTAAACCAAACCTTTCAGGACTCGGTAGTTCATCGCTTCACCATCGACGAGGGTTGCAGTAAGTACGCCCGCAA